CTCGATAAAAAAGACGAAGTTCAAGAGTATAGCGAAGGTGTTCAAAAACGTATCGCTAAGTTGACTCGTAAAATGCGAGAAGCAGAAAGACAAAGAGAAGAAGCTATCGCATTTGCGGAATCAACTAAAAAAGACAAAGAGGAAATGGAGAGTAGATTATCTAAATTAGATAAAAACTACGTTTCTGAATTTGAAAGCAGAGTTAAAACTAATTTAGCAGCAGCTAAACTAGCTCTTAAAAATGCAATTGAGTCACAAGATGTAGAAGCACAAATTGCTGCACAACAACAATTAGCTGCTTTAACATTAGATGAAGCAAGACTTAATAATATAAAAGTCGCTAATGAGAACAAACCAAAGGCAGAGGAGAAACAAGTTAATATTAATCCTCAACAACAATATTATCAACCTCAACAACAATCCGACCCTAGAGCTGAAGAATGGGCATCTAGAAACACTTGGTTTGGTAATGACTCAGCAATGACATATACCGCGTTTGACATACATAAAAAGCTTGTTGAACAAGAGGGATATGACCCTAAATCAGATGAATATTATGCAGAAGTTGACAAAAGAATAAGGGTTGAATTTCCGCATAAATTTGATAAGGTAGAAGATACTACTACAGAAAGAGCAAAACCTGCTCAAAATGTAGCTTCGGCTAGACGTTCAGCCTCAACAGGACGCAAAAAAACTGTCAAGCTCACACCTTCACAGGTAGCAATCGCTAAAAGATTAGGTGTGCCACTAGAAGAATATGCGAAACAATTAAATATCACGGAAGGAGTATAGGCATATGGAAAACGATAAAATGAAAACTTCACGTGCGAGTCAGACTAGAGCGAAAGCTGAAACTAAAAAAGTTTGGACTCCACCCAACTCACTTGATGCACCACCAGCGCCAACTGGATATAGACATCAATGGATACGAGCCGAGATACTCGGACAACAGGACACTAAAAATGTAGCGTCCTCTTTGAGAGAAGGTTATGAATTAGTTAGAGCTGATGAATATCCTGAATCAAATTTTCCAGAGATGACTGAAGGCAGATACGCTGGAGTCATAGGAGTGGGAGGCCTTTTGCTGGCAAGGATACCAGAAGAGATCGCGCTTCAAATCGATGCTTATTATAAAAAGCAAAACGAGGCTAAAGAAGAAGCAGTGAATAACGATCTTTTGAAGGAACAGCACCCAAGTATGAAATTCTCTAGGGAATCGAATACTCGTGTAACCTTCGGTGGTACAAAGAAAAGTTAGTCTTCTAACGATTCCTACCCAACGAATTAAATTAACCCGTACTGGAGGCCCTTCGGGGCAGGTACATAAAAAGGAAAACTAAACTATGGCTAATGATAGTACAACAGGTTTTGGATTTAGAACTTCTATGACGCTTGGAAATACTCCAGCGACTTCAGGACAATCTGAGTACAAAATCAAGTCTGGTCTAGGCGTAGGCATCTTCCAAAATAACCCGGTATCTTTACAGGATTCTTCTGGAGATCAAGGTTACTTACAAGATGCTAGTTTTGCGACAACTGATGACACAGGAACAGGTGGAGCTTCTTACACGAATGCTTCTCACGCTCTTATGGTTGGTGTATTCAATGGAGCTTTCTATATAGATAACTCTACAAGCAAACCAACTTTTGCAAATTCAGTTGCTGCGAGCACTACGTTCGGAACTGACTATAATACTGGAAGCAGTGATGGTATAGGTTTTGTTAACGACAATCCGCAACAAGAATATGTTTGTAAAGCGGATGCTGCTGTTGCACAAACTGCTATCGGAACTGTTTTTAATTGTAACAACTTTACTGCGAGTGACGCAAAAAGCGGTCAATCAACTGTAACACTAGACATTACTTCTGCTGCTGAAACTAAAATGTTCAGAGTAGTAGGTTCAGCAAATGAAATCGGTAATGACGATATGGCTTCAGCTGGTGTGAACGTTAGAGTTGCGTGGAACTCAGCAAGTAACTTATATCAATAAGCTAAATAGGAGTATATAAACTATGGCAATATCACGAGCACAGCTAGTCAAAGAACTAGAGCCAGGTCTAAATGCACTATTTGGACTTGAGTATAAAAACTATGCTGATGAGTGGAATGAGATTTTCGAAACAGAAACATCTGACAGAGCTTTTGAAGAAGAAGTAATGTTA